ATACTTGGCTTCTGTTGACGCTTTCTTTGCACCGTAAATTGTTGACCCTGCTTGGAATAGCCCTGCACCTAATATAAGAGCTGGTATCATATTATCCTCTATTTATCTTGTGTATCTACACTTGACATTATACTTAATATCTCTATTGGCAACGGGTCTTCGTTAATTACCATTACCTGTGCTCCGTATCTGTAATCATCATTAAAGTTTATATTTGGTATGACCCCGGTATATAATAGTTCAGGAGTTCCCATTAAAGTTGCCGGATCTCGGAAGTTTATCTTCTCGGCTAAGGTTTCGTTACCACCAGTCTTAAACCCTTTATATGACCTATTCACCTTAAACCCAACTTGGTTAATCTTCTGTATCTTGCCCTGTGCTGTTCCTTTTTGTGATCCTGCTTCAACGGGTAGAGTATATAATTTCTGGGTATAAGGCAATCCGACTGAAACAACAAAGTAGTCATACGCTAAACTAATGCTTCCAGTAGAAACAACCTTATCGGGTCTATCCATACCACCATCAGCCAACACCTTAACCGTCTTGCCCTCTAAGTGGTCTAATCCTGTGAGAGTATTTACACTTAATCCCCAGCGTTCTGTTGCGTATGCTGTGGTTGAGAATGTCTTGGTTACCGTTCCTTTGACTAACGTGGTTGAACCTACCGAAGTTATCTTTAACTCGCCAAGAGTAACGCCCTGTGCGTCTATTGCTCTTATCCTCTGTCCAATATCATTGACTAAGTTAAAAGCTACCACAGATGATGTGATTGTAACAGTTCCGTTAGTTCCTGATAATGAGATAGAGGTTGCTGTGGATGGGTTGGTATAAGCGTTATAAGTAAGCCCGGAGTGTAAGTAAAAACAAAGGTCTTGTCTATCCGGCACTTCTATATTCTCAAAATACTCTACATACCGTTTAGCGGCTATAATAGTGCCTAAAGTATTGGTTATTACCCTTTGCACAACACACCATACCTGATCATAGGGGTCAGACTGTGATGGAATTACGGCTATTGATTCATAAGAACCTGCTGTAGACTGCCTTGACCAAGCCTGCATTTCCTGGTCTATTTCTCTTGTTAGTGTGGCTATTGTGCCATTGGTAAGGACACAGTAAAGGATAGTGTCTGGATTCTGTTGGTAAGACATATCAACAACGCTGTCCCCTAAAATCTGTGGGGAAAGGATAGTTTTATCTACTGACTTATACGAGTCTAAATCCCAATAGTAAAATAGTTCTCTTAGTTTCCTGCCAAACCTCTGAAGATAATAGAAATAGTTACCTATCTTTTTGGGGACAATAGCTTCTGAACCCCAGGAATTTTGTTTCTGGGCATATATGTTTGTTGGTGTTAATGCAGTATCAGCACCACCGGCAATGGTAAACTCACCACCGAATGTCCCGGCTATTAGAGTTCTACCAGAAGCAAGCCATTGAATTTCGTTGGAATCGTTTGATAAGACTTGAATATTTATAGCATCATCATCAGCCGCACCATCTAAAGCAAAATCGTCATATATAAAAGACTTAGATCCCCATACCTTCTGCGGTTCTTCGTCTGTATTGGCAAAGAACAACCTGGCTTCGTGGAAGTTTACACAAGACGGCCAGCCATTTACATCTGACCAAGCACCTTCAGCCCAGGCGGTTGTGGCTACTGACGTAGTCAAAGTCTTGATTACCGTAGCCGTTGCCGCTACCGTAGAAACTACATTAGTTAATTTAAAGTATCCCTGTTCTTCTATCCCGGTAGTAGCGTCTGTCCGGGAATAACCCATCTTCCAATAGGTGTTTACATGTCCCAGATCGGTTGCTGATACTGAAGGAACAAAGGATATAGTTGACGTTGTGGCTGAGAGATATACGCTAATCGTCCCGGCTGTTTCAGAAGCCGACATCGTAATCGCTGTATCGTTGTCATCTAAAAATGGGCCACCTAAGAAAGCTAAGGTTGTTATTGTCCAGTTGTTTGAAGCTGTCCTGATTAACTGTTGGGGTGCGTGGTTGGGATGGGTAATCCAAACGACATCGTTTAACTGTGCAAACTGTAAGTCAAATATCTCTGATTCGGTGTATGGATGGACTAATGTATAGGGCGTTACTCCGGTAGAAACAACTATACCACCATTGGTATAAAATCTAAAGTATCCAGGACTTATCTCTATTACGTATGAGTTTGTCCTATTAAACACAAAGGGTATAAGTCTTGTCCGTTTAGTAGAATCTTGAACCTCTGCAACATACCTTGTCCCCGGTGTGCTTATTACCGAGCCGTAGGGTCTGACAAGCATATTCTCTACTATTTCACAAGCATTGGCGTATTGTGCTATGTCAGTCCTACCGAATAAAGACGAGCCAAATTCTCCGCCTGCAAAGGAAGTTTGTATATAATCTATTTTCATTTTTTTTGAGTTTTCAATTTAAGTCTTATTTCTGGAGTTCTTATATATATTCCAGCTTTTGCCATTTACGCCTCTGTTAGTTCATACCGTTCTATTTTAGGCATTTAAACTCCCATTACTATCTTTTGATAATTCCCAGGCATCATCTTTCATATACTGCTGTTTACCTACCTGTGCGTTCTCTGACCTGGCATTGGGTAAAGATACTGTCTGGTATTTTTGATACATCTCTTGTGCTTTTGTTGCGGAATTTAATATTAAATAGGCTATTTCAGAAGCTAGTTTATCGGCAAAGGCTTCAATGAACTGTGCCGGGTATTTATCTGGATTGTCTAAGTAGTAAACATAAAGGACACCAAGTGCCGCTGTGTCAGATATAATATAATCACCTTCTTCACGCCACTCTGCGTCATCATCGTTTGTTCCAAATATTCTTATAACATCAATCGGTCTTTGGTAAACATACAATTCGTTTGTATAAGTCCAAGCCATTGTATCGGTAACTAATCCTAGTAAAGCCCTCTTAGTGGCAAAGTTCCATTTACATTCTGACAGGATTGACCGTAAGGCTATTTCATATACCCTGTTAACAGCCCTGGCGTTGGTAGTGTCATCTTCTATGGAAGTTATAGGGGAAGCACCTAAGAGAGTAAGTGATTTATTTATAAGTTCAACCTTTGATATTGCCATAATTATCCCTTCCCTTATTTAGGTTTTTTCTTATCTTTATCTTTCTTTTCCTTGTCCAACTTATCGTGCAACTTATCTATTGACCCGGATATTATTTTAGCTTGGGCTTTTCCTACTAATTGAACTAACTTAGCGTCAAGAATTCCGGTATTTGTTTTGTTTAGTTTTGATTTAACGTAATCAAATATATTCATGGTTTAGTTAGGGGATGGGGTGTTTAGCCCCACCCCCCAACGATCGCTATTAAGTGTATTTAATTATAGACCTAATAGTTCCAGCCGTAACAGTAGTGGCAGCGTTGAAAATGATATAAATATCACTATCAGCTGACAGTTCCTGTAACGCCCCGGTCGGACTCATCTTGGCACATCCAGCAGAAGCAGTCTGGATAGCCGTAGATCCAATACCGTCAACCATCAATCCCAGGGTTCCAACAGTTCCACCAGCAGTAACAACCGCTGTTCCCAAAGAGATTGTTTGTGTAGTTCCTGCATCGATCAACGCAGGGAAATACACGATTACATCAGTCAGCTTCTTACCCTTCGGCACTTTACCGATATGAATAGAAGTAAGGGTGCTAAGAGCCGATGTGAACGCATAAGAGTCAATCCACACCTTTTCTACTGACTTGATATAACCATCAGGAATATAATTATCTCCTGACCCCTCTGAACCACTCGCCGTATACTTTGTTACATTTGCCGCTTTAACTACTGCCATGTGTTTCTCCTTGTTTTCCGCCTATAGCGGTATTACTCAAGCTGTATCGCCCGATACAACTCTCGCTTCTTCCAACCGTACTGCACCGATGTTCAGTTCATAGTAAATCTGCCAAGAGTAAGAAAGATCGTTCCTCTCGTCAGTTCTAACTATGGGTGCAGAACCCATACCCAAGCAAAGACCGTATTTCTGGAAGGCTATGCAGGAAATAGATCCTGGGCTAACCAAACCAGTAACGCTATCCAACCGGGTAGAGGTGATGAATTTAAAGCCCATAAAGGTGTCCACTTCTCCCCTTACTAAGGCTCTAACGGTGTTGAAATCAGCCGAACTAACCTGGGAAAGCTGTAAGAGGTTAGACAACGCTGTGGGAGAGATGACCATAATACGATCCTCTTCCTCGACATCCGCATCGTCAAACTTCTTTTTCAGAGTTCCGAGGTTGGCTATGGTGATATATCCATAGGTGGCTATTGCAACGGTGTTCGAGTGAGTAACGCTTGAAGAACCAGTTTCGCCATACGCAGCA